AGAAGGTAGCGGCGCATGCAGGACGTTTGCAGACGAGCCGCAATTTGGTGCGCACTAAGCCGCAGGTAGTGACGGTGACGCGCGCGGAGGCTTTCCAGACGGACTTTCAGCTGCCGCAGGGATATCGCAAGATCAAGGAGCTATCATACAGCACATATACGGCGGAGGGGTATCCCCTGACGCTGGCTTGTTTTGAGCGAATCGAAGAGAAACGATGCGAGAAGACGATACGTTCCCGCTGGCGGTGAGAAGCCGCTTGCTGGGTTGGATTGTATTTCGAAAATTAGGGACGGTTGCAGGAGGGGTAAATCTTGACGGACACGAGACAGGCAAAGGCGTATCTCTGGCGAGTGCGAGACGCTGAACGCGAGCTCAAGCGCCTTGAGGAGGAGTGTGAGCAGGCAAAATCAGACATCCTGCATCTCAGGGCGATGGAGTATGACAAGGACAAGGTCAGTAACTCGCGCATCGGCGATCTCTCGGACGCGATTGCGGCGTTGGAGAGCTATGCCGAGCGCATCGCGGCGCAGTGGGACAAACTGATCGTGTTGCGCGAGGATGCCAAGGCGCGCATTGGGCAGTTGGAGGACTGGCGGTATCGCGAGGTGCTGACACGGAGGTATCTGCAGGGGCAGTCATGGGAGCAGGTTGCCGTTGATATGGGATATGATTATTATCATGTGCATAAGCTCCATGGGAGAGCACTGAGAATTTTCCAAGAAAAGCAAAGTGGATAAAAAAAGACACACTGAGCTGTGCTATACTGTAGACTGATAATAGAGGGTGCTGCAGGAGCGGCGCCCTTTTTGTATGCGCGAAAAATTTGTTGATTTAGCGCTATTCATGTAAAGTACTCCCTTGATTTTTGTGTACACATAAGTTATAATATAAATACAGCACGGGAAACCAAGCGAGTAGGCGGGCAAGCGCAGAAGGGAGGACGACATGGAAGATATGGGAATGACAGACAAACAGTTTGCAGCGTTCCTACGTTTCGTTATCGGCGACCTCAAGAAGTTGCAGGAGCAGATTGAGGCGGCGGAAACGGAGCAGGCAAAGAAGGAGCTGGAAGAGCTTATTGAGAAGCTGCAAAGCTCTCTCGAAGGATAGGACGTCAACAAAAGGGAAGTAGGGCGGACTTGCCGCCGCCCTGCGATATCCTATGAGATACGGCAAGAGGAAAGGTGGCGCAACGTATCGAGAAAAAGAAAATGGGCAGACCGACGACAAACCCGCGTACAGGGCAACTTCACATACGGCTGTCCGAAAGAGAGCTTGCGTTGCTGAACGAGTGCGCTGAACGCATGGGAACGACGCGCGCTAATGTTGTTGCGCGAGGTATCGAGAAAGTCCGACAAGAGCTGAACCAAACATAACGAAGAAAAGCACTTTGCGTATTTGGCAAAGTGCTTTTCTTATGGCTGCATAGCAGCGCGGCAGCTCTTCTCGATGGAATCAATCATTATTTATATTTATGGCAAATCCCTAAAGGAAAAGACTGTAGGAGAATATCCAAATGGAAACATATGTACATTTAAAAGAGACACAGTCAAGGCTTGTATTTGCTAGGTTCTTTTGGAATTACTAAGCCTTGCGGTCGCGCTCTCGAGCCCACGGATTGCTTAGGTATAAAAAAAATAATAGCTAAGTAATAGTTTTACCGCCATGTCTACAGAAAGTAACATTAAATGTCCGTTTCGGCAAGTGCGCTGAAATATTTAGCGAAGAAGGAGGTGATGCCTTTTGAAGGTGACGGAGGATGCGCGAAAAATCACAGTCTCGCAATCGAATCTTGCACGCGCGATCGGCGTCACTTCCGGGCGTGTTTCACAGCTCATCCAGGAAGGGATTGTCTTGCGCGACGACAGGGATTCTCGCGGTGGCGTGTTCCTCGTCCAGAGCATACGGAATTATGGCGCCTTGAAAAACGGGCGCGACGGTGAAGGCGACGATGATTTAGACTACATCTCCGAGAAGGCGAAGCACGAGCGCGTCAAACGAGAGATTGCAGAGCTTCGCCTTGCGAAGATGGAGCGGCGCGCCTATGACGCAAAGACCGTGGAGCTTGTGCTGACGGAGATGCTGTCGAATCTCCGCACGCAGCTCCTCGGACTGCCGTCCAAGCTCGCGCCGCAGCTTGAGGGAAAGACGCGCGATCAAATTTACGAGGTCATGACGCGGGAGCTGGAAGAGCGGCTTTCCGAGCTATCCGAATATACGCCGGAACTGTTCACGGAAGAGGAGATTGAGACGGACGATGAGGACAGCGACTGATTTATGGCAGTACATCTCCCGCAAAGGGCTCAAACCGCTGCCGAAAACGAGCGTATCCGAGTGGGCGGACGATTATCGCGTAATTTCTCAGGGAAATGCAGAGCCGGGGCGGTGGCGGACATCACGCGCCGAGTACCAGCGCGAGATCATGGACGCCTTCACGCAGGCGGGGATTCATCGTGTCGTCGTGAAGAGTTCCAGTCAGGTCGGGAAGGCGCTCGCCGTTGATACGCTGATTCCTACGCCAAGAGGGTGGTCTGCTATGGGAGAGCTTCATGTAGGCGACACGGTGTTTGATGAAGCAGGAAATCCATGCAAGGTCACAGCCTGTACCGAAATCATGCAGAACAGACCTTGCTATGAGGTAGTATTCTCTGACCATGCAAAGATTGTGGCAGATGCAGAGCATCGTTGGTATATCCAGACAGATGGTAAGCGCAGTGTACGACATCACGTATTGACTACCGAAGAGATGATTCCTTTTTATCGACAGGGGGAACGGAACATTTATGCCGTTCCCGTCGCTCGACCGTTGCGGACAGCCGCAGTCGATCTGCCTCTTGACCCTTATACGCTCGGTGTGTGGCTTGGCGATGGAAACAGTTTGTCAGCGCAGGTCACTGTGCCGGAGACGGATTTGTTTATCGCACAGAGGATACGGGAAGCTGGACATGACGTGCTTGTGCGCCAAATGGATAAGCGGAAGCCGCATATCATGAATGTGGCGATTGACTCGTATCGGCGCAATGATCCCATATGCAGGCGAGGGCATGACAAACGAATAACAGGTTACACCAAAGCGGGGCATTGTGCCGAATGTGCAAGACAAATCTCATTGCACAACAAATGGAAGGAGAAGCGGAATATTCCCGTTGACCCTGTCGTGCATATACAAAAGACTTTGCGTGCAACTTTGGACGCAATGAATGTTTTGGGGAACAAGCATATCCCGCCCGCATATTTGCGTGCGTCGGAGCAGCAGCGATGGGAATTGCTTCAAGGCATTATGGACACGGATGGAAGCGTATCAAAAAAGAGCGTTTGTGAAATCACGCTGAAATCAAAACAGCTCATTGACGGTGTGTCGGAACTCCTTCACTCACTCGGAATAAAACACTGTATGCGAGAGAAAAGGGCAGTATGCTCCAATTCACCAACGCGGGCGGTTTCTGCCGTATGGCGCATCAACTTCACTGCTTACAATGATATGCCGGTGTTTTCTTTGCCGCGCAAGCAGGAACGTCTATTGCCGCGCGAAGGACGGCGCGAGAGTGAAACCATGCGGCGGCGCATTGTGGAGATTCGTGCAGTCGAAAGCCGCCCCGTCAAGTGCATCGCTGTCGATTCGTCGAGCCGTCTGTATCTTGCAGGGCGTGAGATGATTCCGACTCACAACTCCGATATCATGAATAATGTGATCGGGCGCTTCGCTCACCTTGACCCGGCAGCGATCATGATGATTCAGCCGACCATCGAGATGGCGCAGGACTATTCCAAGACGCGCATTGCGCCGATGCTGCGCGATACGAAGGTGCTGAATAACCTCTTCTTCACGGTCAAGGGAAAGGACGAGTTCGGTACGGCGAAAACGCGCGACAGCAATAATACGATTCTCTCGAAGATTTTTCCTGGCGGGCGGCTCATCATGTGTGGCTCGAACTCTCCGGCGGGGCTTGCATCGCGCCCCGTGCGCGTCCTCCTCGCAGACGAGGTCGACCGCTTCGCGATGTCGGCGGGCACGGAG